TCATGGGGTGTCGGGGGTCGGAAGTTCAAATCCTCTCGTGCCGACCAAAAACACATTTAAAACCAGCCTCTTACGGCTGGTTTTTTCATGCCTGTTTTTTGTATGGGGAATCACTGGGGAAAAACCGGGGAAAAATACCGTCAAAAAATCAGGCACAACAAGCATTTATCCCTTCGAATACTGAAAATATTAACATATATAAAAATATATAGGGTGCGGCTATGATTGGCTCTCTAAGCCCCTGATTCTCTGGGACAACTATTGAGGTTTAAAGAGGGTTTCATGACCGCCACAGCAGAAAAATTTCTAATAACAAATGAAAGCGAATTTGAAGTGGCCGGGCTATATGTTTTGCGGATGGATGGTTCGAATGGAAGAAGAAAGGCGACAAGAAACAGCCCTACTTCATTCACCGCGATGACGGCCAGCCGATTTTTATGGCATCGATCGTGAGCACACCGTTTGAGCGTGGCGATAATGCAGAAGGTTTTCTCATTGTTACATCGGCAGCGGATAATGGTCTGGTCGACATTCACGACCGTCGGCCGGTAATTTTGTCGCCTGATGCGGCCCGGGAGTGGATGCGTCATGACGTTGGAGGGAAGAAAGCGCTAGAGATAGCTTCAGACGGTGCTGTGCCAACCGAGAAGTTTATCTGGCATCCAGTTACACCTGCAGTCGGAAATGTAATAAATCAAGGGAGGAAAGTGATAGAACAAATAGACATGTAATCTGGCGTCCATTTAGTATGCACTTTATTTTTGGCTCAGCATTATAATATTTCAAGAAAGAAATATGTTTGCAGCCATCGGACCACTAAGACAATTTATACGATAGAATTCTACACGAACACCAGGTTTTAACGTTTGGCTTTCACTATTACTTAATGCAGAAATATGTAAAAAAACATCTTTTCTGCCATCTGATGGGATAATTAATCCCTTTCCGCTTTTAAAGTCAAAACTTTTGACAATTCCTGTCATTTTACGAGACAAATTTTTTCCTAATGGCAATCCAGATTTGACTATACAGGATTGGTTAATAATAGCTAACCCTATTTTATTGGCCTTCCGGAAGGCTAAAATAAAAATTTGCTTAATGATTCAACACGTGCCTTAATGGTTTGGTTGATTCGTTGCGATGATGAATCTAACTTTTCCAAAAGCCGTCCTCATAACCAGGTGTTATCTCTGATATCCCCTCCTCTTGAGTCCATACGTATACCCTAATACGTTTCTTATCATAAGCTTGTTAGTTTGAAATTGTTCAAATGGAGGTTTTATGACATCCAGAATTATTGGTCTTGTTAAGTGGTTTAACGACGATAAGGGATTTGGCTTTATCTCCCCACTTGATGGCAGTAAAGATGTTCTTGTTCACACTTCGTCTCTGAAGGGAGAAAAATTTAATACTCTATTTGAAGGCCAAAAAGTCAAATTCGCTATCATAGCTGGAACTAAAGGCCCAACCGCTGCAAATGTAACGCTTTGCGATAGATAATTTCAAAATAACTGACTTAAGTCAGCATAACTTAATAAATAGAAGGTGATTTTCAGCTATTCACATCATTACAACAGGCCAGCATATTTAGTTACAATCAAGTTTGCTGACCGATGTGATGAAATGCAGGACTGCTGCATGAACAGTCTCAAAGCAGAAGCTAACTGCTTATAAAATACTAAAGTGCGTAAGAGGTTAGGCAGCCTCCAAAAGCATCACTTCTTATTTTTTATTAACTTTTTTAGAAGCGCTGGGAAGATTTGAACAAAGCACAGCAGTATGGGCAAACCAACTGAGCCCCCTTTTGTACACGATTGTAACTATGTTCGGAATCTTTTGAGCAGTTTGGACAAGGACATTTTACTAAATAATTTCGGCGGAATTGAGTGTTTTTACGTGCAGACATAGACTTCTCCAGTTCAAATGGACCGTTACAGTACATGTTAAGGCAGTATAATGCTTGTTTTAATTTCGAAAGAGGCCAAAAAAATGAACAAACAGCCCCCTTTCGAACACCTGGAGGGGCAAAAAACCATCAAAATACATGGTGATATATGAAAAAAGTAATCATTTTTTTTAATGGTAAGCCAAGTAAAGTTATCACTGTGCTTAAAGGTGTGACATCAATACGCGAAGAATATCCTAATGGAGAAGTGATAAATCTTCAGATAATGTCAGCAGGCTTTCCCTCTTTAACAGGTGACCATGAAGTGGTCTATGTGGCATCAGATCGAGAGCTTACCTCTCAGGAAATATTAGATGCGGCGCAGATGTATCTTTGACGCTAGGGATTCAACACCAACATTCATGAAATAATTATTATAACTACGTTTCATTATTATAGCCTGTTTAACGCAGGCTTTTTTTTACCCCAATACAGACATTTATAGTTAAGATATGTGCATTCAACACCATGGCAATATGACTTTATTGCTGAAGCAACTATAAGGCTCCCATGAAAATCCTACATTACGCAGTATTAATAGTTGTTGAAGCCCAATCCTCAGATAATAATATCAATCCTCTTATCTTGGATCTCTTGCATGACCGAAACTATTCAAGTAAGTCAAACCGAGGCGTTAAACTTCCACCCCATGCATTCGTTGGTTCAGAGGGTCAGGCAGTTTTAGAGTGGGAGTCTGAAAAAGATGGAGCAGAAAAACTAAAAAAAAGACTCTACCAGATATTGCATCGAATTATACGTTTAGAAGAATGTCCCACAGCAATTTTTCTAATGATTTGCCCAGAAGACAAAACATTAACCTTTGTTTCAAGACTTAAAGTAAAAAAATGAACATCGATGTTTTAACCTTCACCATCTGAAAAACGTTGACCGTGCAAACTGCGAAAAAAATCATGAGACACATCAGTAAATACTGTATCATTTGCTAAGCATTGCTGTTACATTCGGTTTAATGATGAATCCTCCTCAGCGGCAGGGCTAATTAACCTGATGATTTGTATACCAAGCGGCTCATCGTGAATTTCTGAAGCAGCGAGTCACGAGTGGTTAGTTCAATGACTCACCGGGAGGCACCCGGCATCATATCCGTGAGCCCCTGTATAATTGCAGGGGCTTATTTACATTACAAAAGCATAGTCGTAGGCATGTTATTGTTAATACTCATAGCCGGTAATTAGGCTCGGATGAATGGACCGATTAAAGAATAATCTAACTTTCATTAGGTCTGAATACCTCGTAGTATATCGTGGAGATAACATATCCCGTTTCATCTGCCACTGCTGCTGTATGCCCTGCCCGGCAAAATAAAGCGTTCCCTTTCCATCTTTCGCGTTCAGATAATCCAGAACTTCCATCAACCTTTCGCTACCAGCACGCGGCGCGTTTTCGTCGAATAGGTTCAACTGAGCCACGCCTTGGCTCAAAAAATCTCCCAGCAAGATTCCAGCCTTTTGATAGCGATGGCCATCTTGCCAGATTTTGTCCAGGCACTTTACCACGGCGTTGATGATGTCGCGGGAATCCTGAGTGGGTGTGAGAAGCTTCATGGACGCACTGTTACTGTTACCGTAATAGGGCTCGTTAAGCGCAAAGGGAGAGTTTTTCACGAACGCAGAGATAAAGCGGCAGTACTGATGCTCGCCCCGAAGCTTTTCAGCACCACGGGCCGCATTGCTGCAAATACCCTGGCGCATCTGCTCATAGTCCGTGACGCGTTCGCCGAATGACCGACTGCAGACGATTTCCTGCTTTGCTGGCGCAAGCTCCTCCAGATCAAGACAAGGCTCGCCGCGCAACTCCCGGACCGTTAGCTCGAGTACCACGTTAAAGTGTTTACGGATAATCCATGTGCTTTGTTCTGATAGGTCCAGAGCCGTTTTGATGTCCATGGCGTCCAACTTATTACTAATGCGCCTGCCGACGCCCCAGACATCCTCCACAGGCACGATAGCCAATAGCCGACGCTGGCGATCGATATTGGACAAACCAACAACTCCGCCTGTCTGCCTCTGCCATTTCCTGGCAGCATGGTTTGACAGCTTTGCCAGTGTTTTGGTCTGAGCAATCCAACCCCGACGGTGAGGTGAGTCCGCTTCAGTTCTCGATAATAACGCGATTATCCTTGACCTCCTTTGTGCGTTACAAGTAGCAATGAAAACGATTCATCGGCATGAGGAGCGGCTGGCTAGTTTGGAACAGGCAATGAAAGCTGTTACAGCTTCTGGCTCGGGCAAATAAATCTAGCCTCCTGAACGAACTTGTAGATTAGCCAACTCATTTTCCATGCTCCTTACCCTGTCGTAGAGCTCCTTAATCGCTTCCACATACAGTGCGCTCATTGCGCTGTAGTCCACGGTTTTGAGATCGTTAATCTCTTCTCCGGTCGGAGTCATGCCGTTTGCGCCAGAACTTACAGCAACGGGCAACACTTTTTCCAAATCCTGAGCGATGATGCCTGCGCTGTGCACTGATTCCGATTCAGTCAGTTGGATGCCGAACGTATAACCCGTCAGGGAGCAAATCTTCTCCAGAGCGTTACTGACGGGCTCTTTGTCGAATTTCACTCGCTCATCTGAGGTCTGATTCATCGTGACACAGGTGAACTTACCATCAGCTCCAAATGCAAACGAGTAACCGTTAGAGCCGCCATTATCATTGTTGTCAGGGCGGATCTGGATAATTCCTGTTTGACTGGAATAAATAACCCCCCTGGATGCCCCTCCGGTACCATAGAACCACAGGTGGGCATTTTGATTGTCAGCTGAAGCTAAAACAGCAATTTTAGTTTTGCACTCCATATCAGAAGTGGTCGCAATCTTTGCAGATGCGCTAATGCTGTTCTGACAGGTAATAGGGTTACGAAATTCGAAGCTATCGCCAATGAAAACGTATTTTCCGGCGTAAAATGTGAAGTCTCCTTTCCCTATCGCACCATTAGAGTTGCCGCCGCACAGAATACGCGCGTCATAGTCGTTCGTACCCAAAAAGTGGAAGTCAACGAAGCTTGCAGAAGAGGCTTTTTTTGCTCCGATTTCGAGGCTACCGAAATTGGCTGTGGCGCTGTCTCCCAAACCGAGGTTTGTGCGAGCGTCTTCTGCCTTCGTTGCCCCAGTGCCGCCGTCAGCGATTGCAAGCGAACCATTGGTCCCTTTCAGCGCCAGTTTACCGATGCCGGGGATCGTTACAGGAGTTCCGTTGATGGTAACGGTGATGCTCTGGTTTGCTGAGGTGGTGGCGAATTTTTCCCACGCGCCAATATTCTCGTCGTACTCTTTGATGAGCAGAGACATCGCCTGAGCGAGTCCGTCGACCGAGATACTGTCAGATACCAGTATGCCGTATTTCTGCCCGCTGAGAGTCGGGGACGCAGCTGGGGTAACCGTCATTGACGTGGCACTGTTCACGGCTGAAACCTGGAACATCTGCACCGGGTTAGACATCACGATAATCGTCTGGCCAGCGCGAACCTGGCTGGCAGGTGCCGTCCAGTTTGTGCCGGTGCCAGTTGCAGTATTTCCGTTAATGGCTATGGTTCCAGTGTTATAAATCATATTTTCTCCAGACAATAAAAAACCCGCCAAATAGCGGGTTTGAGAACAGTAAATTCATTATCGTAATTACAACTGTGTAAACGAACCGGTGCCTCGCATAATTAACATCGCAGGCGATTTAATTGATACGCCACCACCTTCAGCCTTCGCAACAATAGAGCAATCAACTACTCTGGCTGATGTTCTTACAGAAAATATAATGGCTGAGCAATCTGTTGTGCTGTATGCAGAAACCCCTTGATTACTTAGCTGAACGACAAACTGTTTAGATGCACCTGCGATAGTGACCGTTACTCTCGCAGTGCCTGCTGTAGCTGGACGATATGAATCAATCATACACATAACGAGTACTTGTTTGTCCAGGGAGCCTGTAGTGCTGTCAGTATATCTGAACGACCTTTTTGTATCGGTGTTTCCCGCAGTCATTTCTGTATCTGCAAATACATAACCGTTAGCTACGTCGCCAATGAAACTTGTTGCCTCAACCGTGCCTTTGAATTTTCCACTCGTTGCATTTATCTCTCCGGTAAAACTCCCATTGGTTGCATACACAGTTCCACGGATGGTCACATTATTGAATGTTGCATAACCGGATTTGTTGATATGCCAGCCAACGTTCCCTGTCCCGTCCCAGGTTGTCGACTGAATGTAGCTGCCGATTTTTAGGTTGCTGATTGTCCCATCACCAATGACCGTGTCCCGGATTATCGTTTGCCCGTTCTGAATAACGAACGGAAGCGTAACGGTCGCTCCGGCCTGGTGAGTCACAGCGAAACGGTCAGCCAGGAAGATAACCTGCGACTGCATGCCGGATGGCGTATTCTCAACGCCGATCCCCATCCCCGCGGCGTAATACTGCCCGTTGCTGGAGACGCCAACCTTGATGTTGTACATCGCGCTCAGGTCGCCATTTACGTTCGCTATCGCCTGAGCGTTAGTTGTAATGGCTGAGGTATGCCCGTTCACCGTCGCCGTTATGCCGTTTATCTGCGTGGCCGTAGCCTGCTGATAGTCGGAGAACGTCTGATTCAGGCTGTTGATGGATGCCTTGTTGCCGTTGACGTCCGTCTGCAGGCTCAGCAGCGAGCGCGCCGTTGCCTCCTTCTCGTTAACGATTACCTCATCAATACGATCCAGCTGCGCACTGTTACCGGCGACCGACGCCGACAACGATTTACGCGTGGCCACCTGAGCCAGCCCGTTCTGGATAATGGCAATGGCTGAGTTCTTCACCCCGCCCGTCATGCCGTCCATAGACACGCTGATGCTGTCGATTCTCTGGCCCAGCGCGGCATCGGCCGTCACAACGGTCTGCTCAAGCTCTGAGAGGGAAGACGACACTTCACCGACCGTGCTCGAAAGCTCATTAACGCTGGTCTGAACCTTCCCGACGTCCTGGGCATTTTTGGCGATATCCTTCGCATGCAGCTCCAGTTCGTCGTTGGCCTGTTTGATGTCGTCAGCCATGCCAGCAATTTTTTCATTGCTGTCCACCGCATTCTCGATCAGGTCTTTGAAGGTATCAGAGTCTTTAATCTCCTCCAGGATCACATCGGTGATGTCGGAAACATCGATGCTGGCCTGTCCTCGCACCCATTCCGTGTACCCTGATTCGTTGCCGCTGCGGTCCACCAGCTGCGCGCGGTAGCAGAAAATCTGCCCAGCCTTAAGGCCCATCTGCTGATATTTGCGCTGCGGATAAGGCACATCGGCCAGCAGCATCGCATCGTCCTCGGTACCGGTCAGGCTGTACTGAATTTCCGTCTTCAGCGTGTCGTCGGTATTCGCCGGGAATCCCCAATTCAGCTCGATACCGAATACCACGTTTTCAGAAGCGATAAAGCCAACCGGCTTCGGTGGATTGCCCACTTTACCCGTCAGCGTTTTCTCTTCTGAATAGCCCCATCCGGATGAAATTTCTGCGGCATTGATTGCGCGCACGCGCACCAGGTAGCGCCCGGCATAAATCCCCGGGACGTCGAATGACGTGGTGGAGGTGCGCGGCACGTTAACCCAGTTCCCGTCGTTGCGGCGCCATTGCGCTTCATAGGCGATAGCGTTCTGCGCCTGGTCCCAGCTCACGCGCATTGTTTCGACGCTGATATTTTGCTGCACCACAGAAAACGAGCTGATCACGATGTTCGCAGGCGGCGACTGGTTGCCCGGCGGGATCACGCTCACCGGCCGCTGGTCAATGATGGCTCCGGTATCGATACGGGCATATTTATCCGGGTCGTGCCATGCGCCGGTAATCGAGAAAGTGCCATCATCGTTATCGGAAACGCTGACAACTCGATACTGCTGCGCGTAGAGCTCGTCAGATTCAACCACCCAAACAGCTTCGGCCTGTGGCGTCTCACTGTATGCCGTGATGACTGTGACTGATTCCCCGTTCACGGCCTGAATGGTCCTGCTCTGCGACGCTCCGGAAGGCAGGTTGAGAATAAGGCGATCACCTGCTGCTGCATCTGCCACGCGGTCAAGTTTGATAACGCGACCGTTAACAGCGCTGATACGGCCGCCCATAACCTTTCCAGAAAGCAGCTCGTCAGCCACGGCGATGATGTAGCCTGGCTGCGGAATGTTTCCGTCCAGCCCGACATCAAACGAAACAACGCGATCCTTGTTGTTGGTGAGAATACCCCAGCGCCCCTTTCGGTTCGCTTCTGACTGCCTGGTGCAGCCGATGGCTGTCATTTCCAGCTGATTGAAGCCGTATCGCGCTACCAGCGCCTGCTCAAATACCGGCTCCATCGCGTCGGCATAAGCGTTACCCGGGTCTGACCATGAAACCAGCGCTGTGGTATAGCGGCTTTTCGTGGTGCTGCTCGAATAGGTGAATCGACCGCCAACAACGTTAGCGCGCGTGTAGCTGTAATCAACATCGCGCGGCATGTCAGCCAGGGCCACAATCTGATCCCCGCCCCAGTAGGTCATGCCACGGAAGATAGCAGCAAAATCGCGCAGGACTGTGTAGGCGTCGTTCCGGTCCTGAATGTACACGTTGCAGGTGTAACGTGGCTCGGTACCGTTGCCTCCTTTGCCGTCTGGTACCATCTGATCACAATACTGGGCAACCTGATAAAGCGTCCATTTATCAATATTCGCAGCGGTCAAACGGTGCCCGAGGCCGAACCGGTCAGAAACAACCAGATCGTAAAAAATCCACGCAGGGTTATCCGTCCATGCCCACTTAAACGCACCGGTCCATGTACCGCTATAAGTGCGGGTTTCAGGGTCGTAGGTATCAGGAACGCGGATAACACGGCCGCGGGGCTCGCAGGAGATCTGCGGGATAGAGCCGTTAAACTGGCTTGAATCGAATTCGATGTAGAGTAACGCTGTATTTGGATAGCGTAACTTGGCGTCAATAACCTCAGTGAAGCTCTGCAGCGTCATCGTGTCGCCGATCTTCGCGCTGTTGGCGTCAGAGGTAATCTTACGCAGGCGGATTGTCCAGGTGCTGCCAGCCTGCGGTAAATCGATACGGTGGCTGCGCTCATAACCAGACGTCGTTTTGCCGGTCACGCTGGTATTGAGTACCGTCTGCCATGTGCCGCCGTCCGTCTGCAGGTCAATCGCATAATTGACCGAGTAACCCACCAGATCGCCGTCGTCCTCCTGTTTGAAAAGCGTGGGCCATTTCAGCCGCAGGCGAACTGCTGAAAGCTGCGTATTGGTAAAGGTGCGCGTCCATGCTGTAGCGCTTGATACCTCAGTTCCTACGCTGATTTCGTTTTCGGTACCGGGAATACCCTGAATATATTTTTGCGCCTGCGTTCCCGCGCGAAACTCCCACGTCACGCCGCTAAAGTTTTGGGAACCGTCGGCATTCTCCAGCGCCGTTCCGTCCAGGTAGATATCTTTGCCGGTTAGCTGCCCTGCAAACTCCCCTTCGCCAAGCGCAACGAGGATTTTTGCCTTCGCTACAGATTGCAGATCATCAGGCTGTTCGGTAGGGGTTCGTGAACTGGAGCTGCCGCCCTTGCGGCCCTTTAACACTTTATCTGTAGCCATATTGCGCCCATAAAAAAAGCCACCCGAAGGTGGCCAGAAAAAAGGTTAGTTATCTACTGCTGATCTTCGACATAAATTCCGGCAGAAATAATCGCTCCGCCTATCCGCCGTCGGCCATAAAGGAGCGGTACTGGGTAGCCTTGCGCCGCGGTGTTTGTTACACCACCGAATGCGTAGGATGCGCGGTTATCTGCGCTTTGTTTGCTTGCCAGACCTGCAGGTTGAGGAGATAGCATTTGGACAACACCTCCCAGCATCATGGCTGCACCGAATTTCGCAGCCCCGTACCCCACCGCTGATAGAGTGCCACCTGAGAAATAGCCAATGGCTACCCCAACAATGACGAGCACGGCGCCAAGAATTGTCTGTAATACCCCGGCTTTTTTACTCCCGATTACAACCGGGACAATTCGAATAACTTCACCGGTTACCGGAAAAACAAAATCATCCTTTCCGATATTTTTTTTATCTTTAAAAACGGCGTAAGTCAGGCCCCTTGCTTTGCTGGTGATCAGGAATTTCTCCAGCCCGTTTATAGTTTTTGTAAGAGAGTTGATCGCCTCAGCGGTTGTTCGTATTAATCGAAGGTGAACCTTTCCGTAGGTTTTACCCAAAACACCGCCAAGTTCAATTCGGGTCATGACCTCTGACATTTTCTTTCTCCATAAAAAAAGCCACCCGAAGGCGGCTTAGCTTATTTTTAACTTTTCAAAGGCATGATCTGGCAGCCGTAGCCCAGTGATCGTTCCATCCTTTTGCGACGGCGTAAACTTTAACATCGCTTCCGCCTGCTTCTGATTTATCGATATTCACCACTGAAAGGGCCCCGAAAATATCGTCTGATGCTGTTATTTTGTAACCTGACTCAGTTGGTATGCTGGAGCTTGAAGATCGAAGCTCCACCCATTTAGGGGCCAGGCATCTGTTAACCTGATCTGCACTCTTTGAAGTGTGCTCAGAAAGAATAGGCTTTTGGGATTCGAGGGAGTTTACAGAGCAGCCAGCCAAACCAATAACTAGCACCAAGAATAGCTTTTTCATTTTCATGCTCCTTTGAAATTTCGTAAAGGTTAGCATAGAGATCTGTGACGTAGAATCTTCATCGTCCTTTCCTGCCAGTAGCCACCATACGGCACGCGCTGGCTCAGGTGTCCGTACAGGTGGTGCAGCAACATATTGCCCTCCAGCAGGATTCCCGCGTGGTTCCACTTATCAGCCTGGACCTGCATGATCACCATATCGCCGGGTTTCGGTGGCCCGTCGAATTCACGGAATCCACACTCATACCAGCAATCCTGGTAGAAGTTGTCCGGATAGTCGTTTTCCCACCAGGGATAATCCACCCGGTAATCGTGGAGCTCGATACCATGCGTTTGCCGGAAATAACTCATTACCAGCCCCCAGCAGTCGAAGTGGCCAAGCACAAACGGACGCTCCAGCAGCGGCAATTCTCCGCGCGGCTGAATGGTGCGTAAATCTCCCTCCGGCCAGCTTACGATGTGCCAGGGTAAAAGCGTTGCATCGCATTGCGCTTTATCCAGTTCGCTAGGTTGCGTTGTGGCGTCCGGGTGACTGTGAGCTATGGCGATCACAGTTCCCCAGTCCTCAGCAGTTGCATAGTCTTCGGGGCAAAGGACAAAATTGTCCTCCGGCGCCGCGGCAAGATTCCGGCACGGGAAATAACGTTCAACACGGCTTTTCTGCGCCACCACGCCGCAACACTCACGAGGATATTCAGCGGCAGCATGTGCCATAATCGCATCGATGGTTTTCTGACGCATATCAGCTCCTGATCAAAGACGTGCCCGGGAACCCACCATGCGAAAGCTCGTTATCTTCACCGAACCGAAGTTTGCAGGCCGTCAGCGTGCCGTTGCATTCATCCAGCGACGGATCGCTTACCGGGTTGTTGTTTTTGTCGAAATAGCGCGTGCCGGCATAGTCGCAGCCGTCGCCGGTACGATATTTATTCCGGATGCACCAGGTACACAGGGAATGAAGCTGTCGCGTCGGGATCATTTGCCCCTGCAGGTCCATCGGGCTGGACAGAACAAATTCAACGGTTTCACCGGCAAGCTCGCCCGTTTTCCCGTCGATATACCAGACCTGCAGCTTTTCCTGAGTCGGGTCTGCTGTGGGGTTGCCGTCTGCGAAATTTCTGGCATCGAGATATTTCTCTTTTGTGTCGTGAATAGTGACTTTCGCCTGTAGCAGATCGTCATACGCAAGACACAGGGCAGAAATGGAGCTTTCGATGTTCGCAACCGTCAGTGATGGCGTTGCATTGCTCCCACTGGTTGATTTCTCGAGACCTTCCAGCTGATACGGCCAGGCGGCGTATTCATTTCCCTGCCACCAGATTGGTTTCGCCGGAAGCCTGGACTCATCCCCACCAGCGGCGATGATTTCCGCTTCTGTGTGGGGAATGCTGTAATTGTGAAAGCGGAGAACGTCCGTTAGCCCAAATGAAGAACCGTCCACCTCAATCAGCCGAACGTCGTTTCCAGATTCAAGCTTCTGATAATCTGCGTTTAAGCTCATGGTTTAAATGCCTGTAAGAAAGTGGCCGTCAGCGCGAAATTTCCGGCCCCCATTGGAGTGGGTTTGTACTGCTCACAACGATAAAGTCCCAGCGGTTCCAGTGGTGGCTTCCACTGGAATGCCCTGTAGCCTTCATGACGGTCCAGAAAAGCTTTGATCTCTTGGATATAGGAATCTGTGCCAACAAAGTTTAGATCCCATTCCTGCGACCTCGTGTTTATCCCATCCCCTGACGCCTGAATATAACCGTCGCCAAATTGGGCTTTTCTGACGCGCATAGAGACGGTCTGGGTGGGGTTTACTCGGGGGCTCCAGGTAAAAGTTTCCAGCGCCATTATCGGCTCCCTTTAGTGCTATTCCAGATGGCTCCGCCGGGGCGGAGATCGGCCTGTATCAGTTTGCGATATTGCTGAGTGACATAATTACCAATCTCTTTGCCAAACTGCTCGTAACCGGCGGAGGATTGAGAATTGCTGTTCCCGTTACCCTCAATAGTTATATACACAACAGGTGCAGCGGCCGCCTGTTGTCCACCACCACCGACAGCACGCACACCAAGAGAACCATCAGAAGAACGGGTCAACGGCATGATTGCTTCGGGTCCCGCCTCACCGAATACTCCAGCTCCCTTAGCAAATGCAAAAACCTGTGGGGAGTTGTATACGCCACCACTGTAAGCGCTCAAAGATGGAGAATCGTATACACCGCCTTTAGCGTTGAATTTCACATTCGCTGCAGCATTGCTGTATGCACCAGAAGGAGTGCTACCGGCTGAAGCACCGCCAGTAAAAGCAGAGCCAGCTGCACCAAAAATGCTCTCAAGCGCGCTGGAAAGAGCAATGCGAGTGGCTATTTTCGCCAGGTCAGAAAGTACGGATGTTGTAAAATCCCGGAAGCTTAATTTCCCGCTTGTGGCGAACGTGGCCAGGGAGTCGGTCATGCCATCAAACAGCCCTGTCGCGAAGGTCGCCAACTGACTATTTGCATCACGAGCGCTATCAACCCAGTTGAGCGTGCCGCGCCTGAACCCTGCAGAATAGTCGCGCTCTGCGGCCAGCTTGGCATCGTTGCTCTGCTGAACAATCTCTAATTCCTGTTGCTTTGCTGATTCCAGATCGGACAGCCGCGCCTGAAACTCAGCAGATGTCTGGTCAGTAAAATCTTTCTCAAGAGCAATTCGGCGCTGGTTAAAACGGTTCTCAATAGCGATACGTGCCTGAGTGTTTGCGGACTCCCTGTCGGATTGTGAATAGGCTTGCAGGCTCTGCGTGGCTTCACGCCTCATTGCCGCCACTTCTTCCTCCCACTTTTTACTCTCCTGCTGGTATTTCAGTGAGGTTTTACGAAGTGCAGCTTCTTTCTCAAGTTCGACGTTTGACTGCAACTGAGAGCGAATCTGATCCTGCATGCTGACAAGGCTTTGTTGTGCTTTTGTCAATTGCTGACCTTTCAATCCGGCGATTTTTTCATTGAAGGCCACCAGCTGCTGGGCTGACTGGGTCAATCCTTCGGTGGTAGACGCCTCTTCTCTCAGGACAGCATTTCTTTGTTGAGCCTGCTCAAGCAGCCTCTGACCTTCGGTCTGTTGGCCTGATTCCGTTTTCTTTGGATGCTCTTTTTTACTGGCTCTGTCGAACTCATCATTTATCCCTTTAAGAATCCGTTGATATTCCTGAGAGTCAGTGCTGTAGATACTGTTATTGAGTTTTTTGATGGCCTCGGCGCGCTTCTCTGCAGCGGTGGTACCGGCATCAAGATAACTTTTCAGACCCGCGCTGTTTTTAATCCGCTCATTCTGAGCTGCGGCGGTTGCAGCAGCGATATCAGAGGCCAGCTGGCTCGCCATATTCCCCAGCCGTTTATTTACCTCCTGGGTTTTATCGATCGCACCACCAAGGGCAATAACAGCCTGCTCTCCTGCTGTACCCCACGTATTGCCGAGGTTTTTCACCGTTTCTGAGGTTTTGTCTACCTCAATACCTAACTCTGAAAGCCTCCCCTTTTCAGCCTGAATCGCGGTATCAATCAGCAACTGGCTGGCCTGGGCTGCCTCGCCTCGCTGATTAAGCGCCAGTACCTGGCTAATTATTGAATCACTCAGCGCAACGCCTGATGATGTGAGCTTTTGCATCGCAGCGACCGGATCGCCCCGCAGGGATGCAAGATGGGTCACCAGGTCCTGTGCATTACCGCCTGCCTGCGCATAGGCATTCGCCAGGGTGGCAACGTCGGTCAACAGCTGACCGCTAAAGCCCGCTTTGGCTGTTGCCGTCACCGCATCAACAGAGGTCTCCGTACCGCCGAGCTCTGCATTTAGCCGTTTCAGCTCACCAGCGGAGATCAGCGCTGACGTTTTCAGATCGAGAATGGCGGAGTTTAGCTTTTTGGTTTGCTCTTCACCCTTTTTGAACTCGCTGTAAAGCAGTGTTCCACCTGCTGCAAGCACCGTCAGGCCGATCCCGACTGGCCCGCCCAACAGGCTCAGTGCTGAGCTAAGTGCGCGGCTGCTCGTCGCTGCAATTCGTTGAGAGATTGACAGCTGAGTATTCGCAGCGGCAGCTGCCTCAGTCGACGCAACAAGTGCTGCTTTGCCGCCATTTTCCGCCAGCTCGGCCGCCGTCACCGCTGCCTTTGCGGTTTTCAGTTTTTCGAGCGCACCGGCTTCCAGTCGGTTAGCCTCAATGATGGCGCGCTCATTTTTAAGGTGCTGGTCCTGGTAGCTGACGTTCAGCCCATATTGTTTATTAACCGCCGCCTGTTTTGCGTAATACTCGTCAAGCGCAATAGCCTGCTCGCGCTGCGCCTGCGCGGCAGCAATGGTTTTCTCAGCAATGGCAACCTTGCCGAGCGCCGCCTGCTTTTCTGCCTGAGCAGCTGCGATCTGGTTTTGAGCAGCATCGGCCAGCTCTGCTGCCGCTTTGCGGGCCGCATCCTGCTGCGCCTTCCAGCCACCAGCGCTGCTATCCAGTTCGCCTTTGAGAGAGTGCACAGCCGGGATCAAAGCGTTAATTATGCTGCTGCTGGCAACGTTGCTCCCTGCGGCCACCTCATGCAGGACGTAATTCAGTTGCCCGGCGCCACGCGTAACCCCGGTAAACTGATCGGAGTTTGCGGCAGGAAACCCGATACCCTTCGCCGCGGCTACCGTTCGCGCGATGGCTTTTTCAAGCTCGCCAGCCTGCGTCGTCGCCTGGTTATTGAATTTCTTGCTGGCCTGCCCTGCTTTTTCGTATGCGTCAGTGATCTGCGACTTGAAAGCCGCTGAATTCAGGTGCAGGGCAACCGACAGGCTTGCAACATCACTCATTGTCCAAGGATCCTCATAACGTCGGCGCACTGACTGGCCTGATCAGTGGCGGGTTGAATTGTGGTTACCGGGGCTGGCAGCTCCGGCTGCGTGTATTCCTCGGCGTGGCCGGTGAGAGACAGCCAGGCCTGCCAGTGGAGCAGGATATCTGCAGGAAGGCTGGCAATTTTTCGAGGGTCCGGCTCCCCGAGGCGATCGGCAAGGGTGTACATAGCCATCAGCCAGGGGGAGTCCATCAGTTTTTTTTCGCTTCCTCCAGCGAGCCCCAGCTATGGCGCTGGATGGTCTGCAGGGCATCAATAAGGGATGCATTAGAGCGCGCTTTAAGCAGCTCATCGGGCGCCGGAAGGTTTTCTGCCGGAATAGGGTTGCCGTTCTCATCCACCATCGCGCTGAGGATGAATGACGCGGTGGACATTGCCATACCCAGAGAGTTGTTTTCCGCGCGCAGCTGCGCCTGTTTCTCGTCATATTCCTCCAGCTCGAAGGCTGTCAGACGTCGGATAAAGACATCGGCACCGAGGATAGTTACGTTGTGCTGGTTTTTCTCCGGGGCAAGCAGGCTGGATTTAAGATCGTCCATCAAAATTCTCCATTAAAAAGGCCGCAGTGCAGCGGCCGTAAAAGGTGGTTTGCGTAATGTCGTCTGTTGGTGCTTAGCTACCCGGCGTGTTGTAGCCCCAGGTGATGTTGTTCTGCTTGCCGTTAACCGTAACCTGAATTACTTCGCTGGCCGGGGCGGTGATTTCATTCAACTGCCAGCCGGAGAGCGCCATAATCATCGTCGCGGTACGACCGTTCGGCAGCTCAATATAAAACTGGACTGTTTCGCGCTGCTCAGCAGCATTCAGGAAATCGGTAAAGCTGGTATTGGATGGGTCATCGACGAACCCAAGGGATTTTTCCGGCCCTTCAGCCATATCTGAAAGGAACTGCTTCTGAGTGTCGATCAGCGTGGTGCAGTCGACAAAGGAACCGGTAGCACCAGTAGCGCCAAGTGCCTTACAGTTAACCAAGGGCAGGAAATCAGCAACTGCCTCTCCTGATTTTCCCCATTTAACTACGGTTCCCGCGGGAAGCATCGCGTATTCCGGTGAGCTTTTATCAGCCATTTTCTATCCTCATTTAGCGGTTATTTTCGATCCCCTCACGGATACGGACCGAGAGAACACGCAATATTTTTGCGCGGTTGTAATCGAGCGCCGGGCGCATGAAGGGATTGGCAACCTGTTTAACGGTGCCAAACTCCTGCGCCAGTGCTTTCATGGTGTGTTCTTTTGACGGGCCGACACGGATAGTCACAACTGTCTTCCACCGTGCATCATTCATGCGGTTCCTGTAGGTTGCCTTGATGCTGTCGCGCATGTGGGGGCCAGGGCTGCTTTCGTCGTAGCCCGCATGCTGCTGCATGTCCTCGCTGACGATTTCCATTGCCTCCTTGCCTGCCTGGCCGAGCACTTTAACGGCTATTTTTTCCCCCATAGCTTCGAGCTGGCGCTCCAGCTCCTGCAGACCTTTAACTTCCATTCGGATCATGTTGCATCCTCCGGACAGTAAAAGATGTAATCACGCGCCCGCCGGTATTTACCGCCGTCATCTGGTTCAAAGCTCTCCCGGACTCCCTGCCTTTCTACGTACTGGACGGGATAACCACCAATATGACCGTGCTGTATAGTTTCCCAGACAGCCCACAGGCTTTTATCCATTTCCTCTGTCCTGCTGTAGAGGGAAGATACAAAAGCTATCTGGTAGCGAGCCGCCACAATTTTCGTGCGAATGGTGCCGGTGACAAGCCGCGGATCGCTTATAAGCTGCAGCGTCACAAATTCGCTTTCCGTTTGCGGGCCGATCAGTGGATACACATTCACGCCAAGAAGTGCTTCTACCGCGCTTTTTATTTCAGGGAACACGAGTGAAATCCTCCATACACAGGACTTCAATATTGCGTCTGTCGCGCGTGGGCAGCGGTGCAGTCACAGTAAAAACGCGTGCATCTCCCTTATTTGTTACCTCAATAAAGCGAGTAACCGTTGCCCGAATATCATCCCGATATCGCATGTAAATTTTCGTGGTAACGTTGGAGCGTTCGGCGCTGCCACTAATAAAATCCCGCCCGGTAACGGCGCGGATATCTGCCGCGACAATGCCCTTACTCTTCCAGCCAATCAACTGACCGAAATTGTCACGGTCGTCAGTCTTTACTTCTATCCGGACACGGTGCCGGAGTCGGCCAGGTTCCATCAGGAGCCCTCCCCCTGTTCAGCCTCACCTCGCCAGTTACGACAGGCAAACATCAGATTTTCTGCCGCCACATTTGAATAAAGCTGCACTTCTGTCTGACTGGTTCGGTGCTCAAACAGGTCGCCAAAAATAAGTAACATTGCCGAGACCACCGGGGCTGGAATATCTTCGGCCACTTTCCAGCGAGGTTCATCGCACCAACGCAGGCAGTATTCAAGCGCGGACTGTGCATAACGCTTGATCATGGAATCCCGATCATCGGTATCCATTTCCACATGCTGGCGCAGCTCTTCAATCGGAACGACATCAAGCACATTTATCGTCATTAATTAAGGGCGGGCTTCCCCGCCCCCTCCATCAGCTGCCGGATTCGTCGAAGGAACCCTTGATAAGTGCCGCCGGACGATAGTGCGCCAGCGCCAGGCGCTCTTCGCACAGGATGGTGAGCATGTTTTTGACAAAGTTGTCGCGGTCTTCGCGGCTTACTTCGATGGTTGCATCCATGCGATCCCAGACCTGCGATGCCATATCGAAACCACCAACTGTGAAAGTGCCCTGCGCCTGGGCGCGAGTTGGCACAACTGGCAGCCCCCACATGATGTTGCTGGTGAAAGCCTGTGGGCCACCGAAAAGATAACGGCCTTCGTTGTCTTTCAGCAGCGCGATGTTATGCCAGTCGCGGGGGTTGAGAATGATGCCTGACGCGCTGAACTCGGACTCAGTTACCTGGAAAATCGCATGCGCGATAATATCGGCGCGCGTATCACCAGAAACGTTCAGGGCGGTATCATAGGCAGTTGCCACATGGTTGATACCTTCCAGGTCATCACCACTACCATCACCATTCAGCAGCTGTCGTTCTTCCTCAAGTGCCAGACCGTAAAGCAGGCGATTATTTACGTAGGACTGGAGCATCGGCGCATCATCCATCACCTGGCGGGATGCCTGGATCCAGTGGGCGATGGTTTTAACGTTCGCTGTCTGTTTGCTGAATTTAATATCTGATTCAGGCTTAAGGGCCTTTTCCGCAACGCTGGCCGCATTGTTGGTGAACACATCTTCGCGAACATATTCAAGAGAGTTGCTGGAGATTCGCCCCTGTGCCAGAAGATCACGGATGGTCAGTCGGCGAAGCCCTGGCATAATGATGCCTGGCACCTGCATCGGCTGGATGAGTGCGCCAGCCGAACCAGCATCACTACCAAGAGATTTATTGAAGGTTTTCGCTTCAAAACTGGACTTGCTGCCGTTCCAGGATTTAGTGAGCTCTTCAGCAGCACGCTCAGAGAACGATTTTTTCTCTCCCGGGTTATCCGGTCCGGATGAAAGACGCTGTTCAAGATCAAACAGACGCTGACCGGTTTTGGTCATTTCTTCATTAACCTTTGCCATGTCATCCTGCAGCTGTTTTGACACGGTACCGTTCTGTTCGATCTGTTTTCGCTGCTCATCAAAGAGCCCCTGCAGCTTGGACTGTGACTCTTCGAGGGCTTTCTGAATTTGTGCGAGTTCTGACATATTTTATTTTCCTTTTGTCGGATTAAAGTCGGTGATGCTCTTGAGCAGAGCGCTGATATCGGGTTTGTTGGGATCGCCTTCAGACTCACTCCGAATGGCTGATTTGAAACGGGCTATCAGCCCTACTGCCTGTGACTTGCTTAGTCCGACTGAATCCCTCAGCCAGCTCTCCACGTCACGGATGGTTTCAATCCCGTCGATACTTTTCATCGAATCCACACCAGCCAGTTCGTTCGCCGGGAAAGTGCAGACACTGATTTCTTTCAGCCAGGAAATGTTTTTGAAGATCCGCCCGCCATTGTTGGGCGAAATGCTGTAGTCATCTTTCGTTACGGCAAAGCCGACGGACATACCATCAACTGTGCCATGTCGCATAGCCGCCTTCAGGTCATTGGCACCGCTGTGACCCGGGGTTAGCTGGCCTCGAACAAGAAGCCCTTTACTGTCTTCCTGAATGCTGTCCCACTTTCCTACCGGAATTTCCCACTGCCGATGATTGAAAAACATCGCGACTTTACGGCTTTGTGTTTCCAGCGTTTTCTTGAATGCACCGGGCAAAATAATGTCGCCGTCGGAATCGGTATTACCGAAAACTGAGGCATATCCTTCAAAGATGCCCTGCTGGCCATCCCCGGCAAATTTGATTTCAGTTTCTTCAAACGACAGCGTTTTGATGATGTCAGGCATCATGGCCCCCATAAAAATTAAGCCCCGTCATTTCTGCGGGGCTCTTTGTTGTTGCCGAGATCGGTTATTGGTACGTATTGCGCCTGTCGCATCGCGACGTCACCACCTGGAAGTGGTGGATAATTATCAAGTCGCCGCATTTCATTTATGGTTCGCAGACCAGCTTCCCCCATAGCCTTCATGAAAGCAGCACGCGATGCTGAGTCGCCGCGAAGAAGCCCATCAAGATTATGCTCAGCATGATAAACACCAACCTGCTCTGGCTTCAGTAACCAGCGCTGAATGCCATTCTCCCAACGGGATATATACGGCTGCAGGGTGTACTGCAGAAATCCCAGGTTTTGTTGCTCAATACCTGATCCCCAGCTGGTACTCTTCTCCACATCCCCTACCAGATGTGGAGGAACGCCGAAGAACCGCGCCAGTTCACTTACCTGAAATTTTCTGGAAGCCATCGTCTCGGCATCCTGCGGGCTGACGCCAATATCATGAGCCTGGAAGTTCGCTTCCAGGATCCAGAGGCGTTTTTTCACCGGGCCGCCAGCAATCTCCTTGAAGTTCTCTTCCAGCTGCGCGCGCTGTTCTTTGGTCAGCACGCGATCGCCTGTCGTCAGAATTTTGGGGGATTTGGCGCCGTTGGCGTAAAACTCTCGCTGCTGGTCTTCCATTGCCACCGCAACGCCCGCTGATTTACAGGCATGTGCAATAGGAGATAGACCGGTCAGGCCATTAAAGCCGAAGCCTTTCAAATGGAAAATTTCACGTTGTGAGAAATTGGCGTATTCATTGTCACGCTGGTAACGATAAACAATGCGCTTTCCTTCAAGTCGGACATCCATATTGGCAGACATCAGCGGCAGGAGGCTGACCACATCACTTACGCTATTTCGCTCAACCAGGGCGTAAGCATTGCCGTAGAAACACAGCTGCATCGTCATGGCTTCACGGAACTCCTGCGCCGTCATGTACTGATTTGGCGAGTAGCGCAGCAGGCGGGCCAGCGGATTGTTCAGGCCAACCTTTTTACGGTTATCCTCTTTATCTGTTTCGAACACGTCTAGGGGTAGACAGGCGGTCAGCGTGGAAATCAGAGAAACACATCGCCAGACGGTCGATATCTGCAGGATGCGTTCATCTGTAATTTGTGAATCGCCCAGGGTGCCGCTGGCTGAAACAGGTCCGGTCTGTGAACCCTGTTCAGGTGTTACCAGCCGTCCACCAACGAACCACGAAGCTACCCGGGCCCACCAGCCGTTATTTGTGCGCAGATCAATGCTGTAATTTGAATCGTCCATCACATGCTCAACGGTTGTGAGAAGAAATCGTCAATATCACCTTCGTCAGTGACATCACCTTCAGATGCGCCTATTGCCATAGCTGAAGCCACCACGCCATCGATACGGCCGGTGCTTTTCTTCTTGGCAAAGATGCGGTTTTCCTTCTGGTCCGCCTCAGTCACGGCGGATGCTGCATTCCAGCGCAGACAGGGATTGGTTTTTATGATGATGTCGCTGTCGTCAAGCCGCTGTTCGAAAAGCTCGATAGAGTGCGGCATCCACAACCCTGACTCCTGTGCTTTGTAATAACCCTGACCGTGGGGGATTAAAGGGACCGATACACTGGCCTCTTCGAGCTCAGGTTCAAGGTACTTAATGCGGTACTGGTCAAAGGCGATCGCTTTGATAAAAAACATCTGGGAAAGGTCGGCTATACGCTCGGCAACAAATCCATACTTCACCGCTTTGCCTGGCGTGGTGTGGATGTACCCGTCGCGCTCCCAGGCGTCATAAGGCACCCTATCCGTTTTTGCACGATCCAAAAGTGTTTCTTTTGGGGTCCAAAACTCCACCAGAAGCTTTCTTTTTTTCGGGAAAAACAGCGCAAGGGCGGTAAGGTCCCTGCTTCCTGAAAGATCAAGGCCACCGAAGCATTCTTCACCCTGCAGCTCATGGAGATCGAAATCCTCTTCGCACCCCATCCATACATCGCTGCTCATCCATGGGTTATCAGCATCAACCCACTGGCAGAAGTTGAGGCGGCGAACGATGCTCTCTTTCGACGGCATGCCGCGCGCCTGGGTGACCTGTTCCCTCAAATAACGGTCTGTGAAGGTGTGACCAAGCGACGGATTAGCTTTCTTCCAGCAGGATTCGTCCTTGAACGGGTCCTCACCCTCATCAAGCGAACAGATGAATGAAAAGAAGCTGTCATCCTCAATAGATCCTTCAGCAACTTTTCGCCCGTATTCGTGATAGTCATAACAGACGCTGGTTTTGTCGTGGCCGCTGTTGGTGATCATGAAAATCAACGCCTGCCGACGGCCTTTCGTGCCAGCACGCATCATTTCAACGACCTGATTGTTTTTGTGTTCGTGGATCTCGTCAATCAGGGCACAATGCGGGCGCGGTCCTGACTGCCCGTCGTCAGAGCTGATGGGTCTGAAGAAAGATCCCGTTTGAAGAAAAGCAAGGTTCCACTCTTTACCGGCACCACCAGATTTATTGATCCGCTGCGCCAGCGCCGGTGACTGGTCAACCATAGCCACCGCATCACGAAACAGGATCATGGCCTGGTCTTTTTTCGTGGCCGCAGCATACACTTCAGCGCGGGGCTCTTTGTCGGCTACCAGGCAGTAAAGGGCTATTCCCGCTGCCAGCGGTGACTTTCCGGAACCTTTACCGGATTCGACGTACACCATTCGAAATCGACGATAGTCATCCGAGTTTTTCCAGCCAAATATCGAACCCACGATAAAACATTGCCACGGTAGCAGATTGAAGGGCTTTCCCTCATGCTCACCGCCGTTGAGCTTCAACACTTTGGCGAAAAAGTCGATAGCACGCTGCGCAGCTGCAGGATCCCACACCAGCCCGCGGGCATGGCAGGACTCCAAATCTTTGAGGTGACGTTTACAGGAATTTCGAATATCTGGACCGGCAATTTCCTTACCGGAATCCACATCCATCGCGTATCGCGTTGCTGGGTCAACCGAAGAACTGGTTGAGCGGGTCTTCTTCTTTTTCTCCACCATCAACTTTCACCTTCGTTCTGGCGGCCGGAGTGAGACCGAATTCAACCAGGTAGCTTTTATAACGGCGATCGGCATCTGCCAGCATGGCGACTGCCGGGTTCGCTTTGATCAGAAATCCGCCTTCTGTCTGCACGGTGTACGTTCGCCCCTCATCAGCGATTGTCAGTCGCAGCTGCAGAATGTCGGCGTAAATATCACAGAGACGTTCGAGCGCCAGCGTATCGGCGATGGTCAAAATCCCCATACCATCCAGCAGCACGGTTAATTTTCCCCATGCCACCTTTCCCCAGTCTGTGAGGTGCTCAGGAGGGCTTGGGATTTCTCGCGCCGGAGTGGGCTCTTTGTCGTTGAGTTTTCGTTTGCCCGGGTTACCGGTTACCACTTTCAGGTGGGTCGGTTTCGGGCGTCGGCCTGCCATCGGAACCTCCCGGAAAAAAACTTTTCATTTCGCGGTTATGCACAAAAAGCACGAGCGGCGGTCATTTGCGGTAGGGGGGTTGAACTTATACCCCTCCCCTCGGGGAGGGGGTCACATGAGAACAGTTATCGTTTGAACCAATGCGATCTCGGGTCGAGGGGGATGCCGCTCTCGTCACAGCCAATGATAGAGCCTCTCTTCTCCATCCTCTGCTTCGTTGAGTCATGATGCTGCTTACACAGTCCCTGCCAGTTACTACGGCTCCAGAAGAGTTTCTGAGCTTTGCTTATGGCAGCCGCATCACCAGAACGAAGCGCCTCTTTCAGTTTGTGAGGGGTTATATGATCAACTACCGTTGCTGCAGCCACCCTTCCCTGCTCCTGACACATCACACAGAGTGGATGGGCACGAAGGAAGACAAAGCGCTCTCTGTCCCATTTGCTGCCGTAAATACGTGGTTCTTTATTCACGCCAACCTCCATGCTCTGCGCCGTTCTGTGCGTGGCGCTGAGTCAGGGTGACGCTCAACCGGTTCGCCGTCAGCATGGTCCACCAGCGAGTAGCATGGATAGACCACAGCACCGCCATAGGCATCACCCACGGCATAATCAGCAGGCTTGCTGCTGTGCCATCGAGACAGAACACGTTTGAGGTGTTGAGGCGGTATGCTGTAGCAGACACCGTGTATCATGCGCTGAAGCGTGATGAAATCAGCACGTGTCTTATCTGCAGCAATCAGCCAGTCGGCTATCTCTTTCTGATACTGAGGTGGTCTGCCGGTACCGAGATAAAAGCTCAGCATGTCGTCAGGGAAACGCACCAGCCAGTCAGTTACCTTTTCGGTGAAACCATGCACCGGCAGCGCGTCGTCTTCCAGCACAACTACGCGGCAGGGTTGGCAGGCAGCCCACTCCAGCGCGCGGCGATGGTTCCAGTTCGCGCCGTGTTCACCATCATCAATCAGCAGATGAGCATCCAGCATTTCAGCAAGACGTTGTGTATGCCCTATGCGAGTGTGATGGCCGACCACCACAAACTTTACGTCTTCAGCCACCAGCAAATCTCCAATTAAAAAAACCGCACAATGGCGGCTACTGTTCTTTTATCAGGATGTTTAGTAAGACTATCCAGGTTACTCTTTTAAAACTTTTAAAGGAGCTAAACCATGGATAAAACAAGAAAATACGATAGAGCATTGCAGCTTGAAATTCTCAATGCACTTATAGATTGTGCTCCCAATACTTTGAACAGACCACAAGAGCAAGAACTCATTGAGAAGTTCGATAATTACGATCACTTCGTGGCCTGTATGCTTTACCTTGAAATGCATGGCCTCGTTACCACGCCATTCGTACGCAGCGACACAATGGCTGGTGTGCATTTTATTTTCAATGCCCCGGTATGCTACATCACTGAGAAAGGTATAGATTTTTTGCTCGATGATGGTGGCTTAAGTGCCATTCTGAAAGTTCAAACTGTACGGCTGCATAACGACACTATAATTGCGCTTGAGGACATCATTCGTGTTGCAAATATCCCTGAAGATCAGAGGAAGGGATTGATTTCAAAACTTCGAGAGCTTCCGGCAGACGCCATAAAACATTTGACCCTACAGTTACTGACTCAGGGGGTTCTGAATCTACCGAACGCAATTCAACTAATTCAAAAAGCCCTCCAAAAGGGCTAAATTCATCTGAGGGGCGGATTAAATCAAATTTGCCCCATCCAAGCTTTTTACTGAGAGTTACCCAGAACGCTTGCCGCGTGTCGGCATGAATGTAAAAGCTATTTTTGTGCATTACAGCAGTAAAGATTTTCACACTTACTTGTGCTTCCACCACGCCACCTCCTTTCCTAAACCGTCTGTTTTGAAAATGGTGTGAATCTTAGGGCCGGTAATGATTCGATCACCGAATGACTTTGCGGCCATGCCGAACGAGCCCATATCCACCAGCGTTGTGGGTGCTGCCTCCATCTTCCAGAAGCGATGACTCTCTATGCGGTAGTAAAAGCGGATGATACGGTGCGCAAACTCCATTACGTCTTCACGGCTGCCGCCAAGTAGGCCAGCATTAAGCAGTGGTTCATCACGATGCTGCTCAATGAAATCGCTATATGCTTTGCCGTGGTGATTAGCCTTCATCCATTCATCGGCATACGTCTTGTGCTCAGAGCCAACGTAAATTTTACCCGGCTCCATTTCTGCCCAGGGCTCTCGCAACATTTCAACGTCAGTGCCGTCCGTACACCAGACAAGGTGATGCTCAGGGTGCGCACGCAGAAACTGATAGATGTGAAGCCAGCGAGCAAAATAGGGGCTCATATCCACCGGAGGGACTTCAAACAGTCCGGAACCGGTTGGCGACTCTTTTAATTCGTCAGCCAGGACAATCGGTAGCGCTCCAGATATTGAGTCTGCCCAAGCCTGAAGAGCCTGCGGGTAGGGTTTCATCTTCCCACCGCGCTGTGGGTCTGGCTGGCTCGTGAGCAGAGTCGTAATCACTAGATTTGGATTTTTGCTGTACGAGGCAAAGCCTGTATAACCGCTGTCGCGTCGAGCGTTGAAGATGCCAACGTTTCTTTTTACCAGCGCCTCTCGGTCAGGCCGTGGAATTGAGCGCGTGCCCTCTTCATGCTCATCCATTGAGTGAATCAGCTTTTCAGAGCCAACCACATCAGCGAAAGCCCAGGTCGATAACCCGGCATTATGAATGCGTAGCGCCAGATCGGGATGCTCGTACATGCCGCGACCGTATACCGGATCGAACCCGCCAACCTTCTCGATGGCGCTGCGGTGGTAATACAGCATCACGCCACGCTGCCCGGTGTAAGCGATATGTTTATCATCCCGGTACAGAACCGCCATATCGTTTAGCTTATTCCGGCCAGCCAGATCGAGAAACTGATACGCCAGGTGTGGCTCTGGTGATTCGATGTAGGGGAGATGCCAGTTATCGGCGATTGGCCATGCATCATCATCCCATAAAAAAAGATGCTCGCACCCGGCATCAATCAAGGCTGAGAGGCTGGCGTTCTTCGAATCAACAATACCGCGTGATTGATCATGACAAATAAGCTTTACGTTATCCGGTACAACTACAGCAGGCTTTGAGCTATCATCTATAACTACCACTACCGCTCCTACGGGCAGATACTTAATGTGTTGCTCAAGAGCCTGATTGAGAAACTGCTGTCTGTTATGAGTCGTTATGGCAACGCCTACAGTTGACTTAAAACTGTGAGCTGGAGCATATATATTTCCATTAATCATTACTTCCATAATCACTCCAATGTTATAACAAAGAGGGGGTTAGCCCCGCACAGCCTATTTATTTCACATCAAAATGGAGTTAAAAATGAATTATTTACAAGAAGCATTTTCGAAAAGGCTCGATAAATATAAACAAAACTTAAATAATAAGAGCGCCTATATCAAAAAAGGAGTAATTGAGCATTGTAATCACGAAAAAATAGTTGATTTTGTGAAAATCACACAGGAAAAAGACAATAGCCTCACCATATCATTCCCAGATCTCAAACTAAAATTCACAAGCCAAGATAAATTTGCTTTTAATGACAGCTTAGATATAGGGTTCCAGACTTCTTTTTATCATGATGAAGAATTCATACTCTCAATGACCATCACTCAAACAGGAAATGTAAAATTTATAGGCGACTTTGAAGAAAAGTATCCCGCGCTAAATCATGATGAATTCCAAATCCCTTTGATATTACTTCATGGCTTACTATCTGTAGCGCATCGTAACGGGACCATCTTACTGCTCGAATAAAAGCTTGCAGTAGGCAAGCACAGGGTGTATAGCGATTTATTATCCCCTTCCGGGGATATTATTGTAGGTATCCTCTTTAAAGTATATTGCCATTACAATGAGTTCACCTACGGTGATGGCAATAAAAAGCCACCAACAGATACCAGTGGCTTTCGGTAATTATTCAAAAAAATCAATATCAGTCAGATTTCATTGGTTATAAAGATGAATCGCACATTGCTTGAGCTGATCTCTGGATATTTTTCCAGTCATATAATCATTGTGCATTGTTACCGTAAAGGTTTTCCAGTCCTTGTCGTAGGTGCGATGAAAAACCTCAAAATGTTCAATACTAAGTTGTAAATGCACGTCGAGCTTTTTCCAGCATCTAATGCATTCGTACATTAACTTTGCGACTTCATCCAAATGAGGCTTGTCAGACGTTATTTTATAATCAATATAGTCTGGCAGATAAGATAGCCCTGAGGCATAGGAAACCAAGGAAGAAACCCACTCTGCTTTTGATGTATAAATCTGTTGCTCTTTCCACGAGTGAAGCCCCTTTCTAGCAACGAGTAACGCCTTAAGCGTTACGACTGCTGATAGCAGACCCACTGCGGCCGCGGCAAATGTTGCCACCATGATCCAAAAAGTAAAATCCGCTGTACTCTGTGATGCAAGCATGGATTCATGAGCTATAAAATCTGCGTCCAAATGCACTTTATTTCTCCCATCATTTAAGTGAGGAGATTTTACATCTAAGTAAGTTTATGCGCACCTGCAAGCAGGCAGATAATTACAGCGTTCCTATGATGAACTTTGGAATGACTGCCACTTCCCGGAGTGGCCACGCTCATGCCCTTGAGGTGCTGTCGCTCTTTCGCCGCTGATAACCGGTGCGCGTATGGCGTTCGCGCTGCTCTACCGGAGCTTGTTTTGATCTATAAACCCTCACCCATCACTTCACAGGCTCGCCATTACGCGACTCGGGGCAGCATCATGACTGCTGCATTGCCTTTAGGCTGTGGTCAACCCGTTTTACTGTTTCATTGTCTCTAGTCACCAAGTCATTGCATCTATATAAGGAAATTCTTAATTCCCACGCTTACGCTTGTTGTTAAGCACGCGGGTGCCAAGCTATTAGTGACTCAGATGCGGAGAATGCCAACTCCGGGGAAACATCAATAAAAAGAGCAGCAAACTGAGACTCCTATAGCCCTCCTCACGAGGGCTTTTTTTTCAAAAAAAAAGCCAGTTCGGACAGAACTGGCTGGGTCTAGCAGTAATTAGGTAGTACTTCACACTTAGTTCGACGTGTACCCTATTCCTTTAGTCAAGCATTCAGATGCCGGGTGCCTCCCGGTGGACTTGCATCACTTCGCAAACCCGCAACACTACGTCCAGCAGTGACTGGTTGCCCCTCCGCGCAGGGGGATTCATCTAAATGACAGAGATATCGAATCAATCGTGTCAGTAAAATGTAGTTGATGGATAAATTTAAGTTGTGAGCTTTGTTTGAATTCTTCACTAAGTGTAGGTTCGTACACCCATGCGGCATTAGGAGAGTGCAGATTTTTTTCACTTTAAGTTATTTATTTAATACACCTTTCTACTTTTGAGAAATGGATTACATTTACATTCTCCTTGTAATGATGACCCCTTTGGTCTCCCTTCCGAATTGCAGGATTTCATTTCGGAAGGGACTTTTTTCCTTTCCCGGCTTGATAAATACTCATTATTTTCTAGACTCTTACAAAGACTTTGCTATGTCAGGTGAAGTTGTCGTTCAGGACTACCCGTGTGCTCAAGGATGAGCCACCCTGATTTGTTCAAGCTTCTCCCTGCCATTTAATTATCTCCCCCCAAAGAATTGTCCTTTTGTATAACGGAATCCTCAATATTTGCTACGGTTAAAGTCCAGAGGAGAGACTGTGTCCGAACCTCAGGGATGAGGCTCAATTTTTCCCGCAATTTGCTTTCCATGCTTTGTTATGCGCCAGGATGTCTTTCTTCGTCTGGCGGTCCAGAACGTCGATATCGTGATCCGTCAGGTAGATTGGTATTATCCAGTTACAGGCGGTATCAACCACCACCGGGACGCTTCCACGTGTCACGCAGCTCGCGATCAACATCGTCATCAGGCATGCGGTTAACCGTCTGCTGTACATTGCTGGCCTCTTTCGTTGTCTCTAACCGGCGTTCTGCTGCTGCGACCGTTGCAGCTGCATTATCTTCGGTGCGCTGCTGATCGGCTTTCGCTTCCGCTTTGCTGGTGCCGCGTGAATGACCAATGCCAAACGCCCCAGCGATAGCCGCCATTATCAGGGCAGCAATACCGATAATTGTTTCTAATCCCATATCAACCTCACATCAGTACCGTTTTTGCCTTACCGAAGCGAGCGCGACGATCTTCAAGTCCGTTTGTGCCGCCGTTGATAATCTTCGTTACCTGCAGCAGGTTATCTGAATAGTTCAGACATCCCTTAGCAGCGAAGAACCATGCCGCGCTTCTAGCAGCATAAATGGGCTCGGCTAATAGCTCAGGCTGCTGAACCAGATCGACCTTCAGGGCATTTCCGCAGTCACGATAGTTATCCAGGAAAGTGATGCCGATGAGTCCACGCGCACGGTATTTCCATCCATCACCAGGCGCATTGTTACCGTAGCGTTTGCTGTAGACCAGGTTTGCAATGGCACGCTGGCGCTCAATCGATAATGCTCGTTCTTCAGGTCGACGGCCAAGTGTATTAGCCTGGTCTTGCGTGATGCGTCCTGCTCGAATGAAGTTTGCCAACCCCACTACGCTGTAGTTGAAGTTTTCCTGCAACCGGGTGAACCCCGTCGACTCATGCGCAGCCTGCGCAATGAACATGGACTGATCTACCGGCTTGATGATTCCGAACTCTTTCATCGCATCACTGATTGGCTGAAACCAGCGCGCAGCTAACTCGGCGCTTAACCCAGCCGCCTTTTTAAAATGTGATTGGTTCATTAGTGCCTCAGTGCATCAACCAGGCGCGCCACGTTTCCCCGAGCCCAGAGAACGGCAGCACAGATCAGGACGTTGACCAGCACCACAAACCAATGGGATTCATGGTACAGGCCGAACAGGTAACGGAAAGGGACGCTGGCGTATACCAGCACCGTGAAGTAAGCCATAAGCGATATCAGTGGGCGATGTCTCGCCCCGCCTCGCTGGTAGAACATCAGAGCAATAACGATAACAGCAGAGATAATTGCATTTGCCATAGCACTCGGATCACTTGTTACCATTGCTGGCCCCTCCACCACGTAAACGCGAGAGAATTCCAAACAGGCTACCCAAATCCTGACTGTTGACGAACGTCAGCAGCTTAATAGCAATTGCGGCTACGATTACCGCGCCCAGCGCATCAAGTGGCCTGTCGCTGTACCCAGTCCATTTCGAGAAGTAAGAGCCAAGCAATGGCGCGCCGATAACGCCGAATATGAATGATGTGATGAAGTAGCCCACCAATTTAAGGCGGCTGATATTAACCGCCGTAGCGACGTAGAAAACCGCGCCAGCGAATGCGCCAAACACCACACCATAATCTATGCCGGTTGCCAGGCCGAACATGCTGGCCCCCATCAGACCACCAGCGGCTACCGTAGTGCCAGAAACAGGATCGGACATTTAGCCCCCTCTTATTGCCGTGAGTCCTCTCAGAACGAGGGGAAACAAAAAAGGCCACCCGTAGGCAGCCTTTAAAGTGACAAAACCCCTTAGTGGCGAGGTTTAGTAATCGTTTTAAGTCCGTGGCGTAGAAACCACTCTTAACACACTAAACTAAAAAATGCGGTCCGCGTTAATGATTTTTGTCTTTTTTCATTGTAAATTGAAGGTATTATTCTTCAATAACCTTTAGAGGGGAATCTGTGAAAGTTTTCATCAGTTGGTCAGGACAACGAAGCAGAGTCGTTGCTGAAATATTTAGTGATTGGCTAAAGTGCGTAATTCAGGCTTCTCAACCTTGGATCTCAACAAGAGATATTGATCGTGGGGCAATTTGGTTTTCAGAAATTAATGACAAATTGAAAGACGTTTCAGTTGGAGTAGTTTTTCTAACCCAAGAAAACAAAAATAAACCTTGGATTCTTTTTGAAACGGGAGCATTAGCAAAAGGGTTGACGACCAATAGAGTATGTACATTTTTAATCGATTTAAATCCAGAAGACCTACAGGATCCTCTTGCACAATTTAATCATACAACACCTAATACAAATAGTGTATGGGAACTAACAAGAACAATCAACGCTTGCCTAGCTGAAAAAGCATTAGATGAGCGTATTTTAAAACAGGTATTTGATACATACTGGCCTCAATTTTCAAATAGCTTTGATAATGCCTTAAATGACTTCCCTCCGAATGAAGTAGTGCCACCTCGCTCTGAACAAGATATTTTAAATGAAATCTTGAACAATACTAGAGCGTTAACTCAAAGAGTTAGAAATTTAGAATCGCACTCCCTTAAAACCCCCAACATGGTTATAGAAGGTAGCTCATTAGATAAAAAGAGATCAACTTGGGCTATGCAAAAAAGAGTCAGCGATATAGTAAGGACTGGGGATTTTACTGAAGATGAGATAGTTTCATTCTTAGAAAAGTATTCTTTTCCAGAGGATAATATTAGAGAACTAGTTAGATTCTACGTTAAAAAATACAAGTTGAAAAACGACGATGTGAATACTGAAGAGAACTAAATCATACCCCCCTTAAGATATATGCTTAGGGGGGTGGCATTTTTATAATCTAGCAATCCATATCTAATCGAATATCTAGCATAGAAAGACAACCATCTATAAATCCTTCTGCCATCTGGATTTCAATACGTATTAGCTTCTCATCTTTCTTTCTCTCTTTCGCAATTTTCCGCTTTGAGATTCCATAGAGATAGTGTGCAACCAAGAGCGAATACTCATATGGCTTGCGTTTTTGAAGTCGAGCTAAACACCCCTCGATAATTAGGGCATCGTCATCAGTACATGACAGGCGGGATTTACTTGTTGGGGGAAGAAGCCCTTTGAAACCAGCGGCTACTGATGAGTAATCAATACCGGAACTATCACTCGCGGCCCAACCTCCCCAACGCTCTAATACCTTCTGAATATCACGCATGTTTTCTCCACTGTTCATGCTAATACTCCTATTGCAAGAGCACGATCTAAAAACCGAAACAGCAGCGTTAACTGGTCGCCGTACTTTGCTTCAAATGCCACAGGATCAGCGTGTAACTCGTTGTGATGTGCTCTGCACAGCGGTATCACAAACAGGTCGTGCGCTTTGGTACCCATTCCACCCTGCCCGTGGCCTATCAGGTGGTGGGGGTCGTCTGCCGGGTTATTGCAGCAACTGCACTGCTGCGACTTCACCCAGCGGGTATACTTCTCGTTCTCCCAGCGGCGGCGCTTTGGCCTAAGCATGAAAGATTCCGGTGACTCAGGGTCTACCTTAACGGAGACAACCTTCTTCACTTTCTCCTGGAGGATTAAAGTCGCCGGTAACGACGGAACAATGTCACTTTCCCGCATTATAGAGCTGTGCGATTCAGTCTTAATCCTGAGGGCTTTGCTGGCCACTGATTCAGGAATAAGGTCAGCCAGATCGTTACGTACCATCCACCAGCAGAATTCGGGTAGTGTCAGGATGTGCTCTGCTCCAAAACCCAGCATAATATTCACCCTTTCGAGTAGCCATTTTACCAGGTTCTGCATGGCAATTCCTGCCAGTATTTCCGTAGTTTGTTCACGCAACTGGTTGTCACAACTCCAGCAAAGACGAATGCTGCCAGGTGCGTGACGCATGACCGTGAAGTCCCGTGCGTGCCAGTCAGTTTGTGGCCACTGGCATTCAAAACTCTGTTCAAGCCATGCATCAAGACTGCTCAGGCCACCAGCGCGCTGGATAACTCGTTTGTTCCCAAAAATCACCTGCATACTATCATCATCAGTCAGCGGCTGGTGCGCTTCTGGAATCAGCCCAGATGGCAGGTGCTGGATGGCTTCTGATGGCGTTTCAATCACCACCCTTCCCCGGCGGAATAACCAAAGCAACTCATTGCCTGGGCGGAAAAGAACCACCCCGGAAATTGGCGCAACTTCAGGTGTAAGTATGGCTCTCACCAAATTCCCCCCATTGTTGGTTGATGCATGGTTATAGATATTTCTACCCTTCCGCCAGGCACTTTCGGCCCCCACTCCACCAGTATTCTCTGAACCTGACTGTCATCCTCCCAAATGCCAGCGTGCGTGAGCGCATCAAACAGGGCCTTGTTGTAATTGTCGATATCGCGGCGACGTGCATCTGGCGGAAAGAGAAGGATCTCCACCGCAGCTGGTGATGATGATGGTTTTGGAAGGCAGCGTAACTGTTCGATAATCGCTGCACATGCCGCGCTCTGGTATGCCCTGCCTTTCTCACTAATAAGGTGTCGTCCCTTTAACGCCCCTTTGTTAGGGGCGCGCCAATAAGTATTTACGCTAGGAGGGAATAGGAGCACCAGTTTCATACAGTCACTCCCTGTTTTTTCAGCCATTCTACAGCCCTCTCTCTGGCTTTCTCGCCACCGAAGAGCAGGTCTTTAATGATCGCTACAGGGTCTGCACCCCCTTCCGTATTAACTACAGTAATGCCCCTGGCAGCGCTAGGAGCAATGGAGATGTAACCCTTTTTCTTAAGCACCTTCACGTGCTCTGCTGCTGCGTTCGGAGATGCGCACCCAATTAAACCGGCAAGCTCCTGAATGGTAGGCGGGAAGCCTGTGCGGTCTTTGTAGAGCACAATGGCATCCAGCACTTCACTCTGACGGGGCGTTAATTCCATCATTAGTTCGCTCCTCTGAAACCTTCAGGGATTTTGCTGTAGTCGGTGTTGTTGAAGCTGGATTTAAAGATTCCGTCCTCGCGCTCCCACTTTCCGTTAACTCGTGCTGGTCTTCCGGCATTCGCCCAGCTGTTCGCAGACTTCAGGTAGCCTGGGAATTTGGTCGGCTGGAAAAGAGTCTGTGGTCTAAGGTAGGCCGCCATCGTCAGGTCTTCGCTCCACTTGGCGTTGCAGTAATCAACCACCAGCGACAACTCTTCAACGGTGAAGCCCTCCCCGATTCGGGCACGAATGTTTTGCAGCGAGGTTGTTGAAACCTGATAACGCGAACTGGTCACCTGGTTGAGATGGGTTAAAACCTGTTTAGCCTGATCGGTGATCAACACATCACGGTCTGGTTGCGCCGCAACCGGACAAGAAGGGTTTTTAATATCTGTAGTATTCTCTGTTGTATTCTCTGTAAGAACATCAGTGCAATTTGACCTGATGAGAGCGGTTCGTTTTGACCCGATGGAACGTTTCACTTTGGCCCCTTCCATCAGTTCATTTTGACCTGATGGAGGAGCGCATTTTGAGCTCTTCGATTCAGTCACTTTGACCTCATCTAAAAGCTCGCTTTCATAGTTGATCGTGTAGTAGTTCGTCATGTCGCGCTGAGACTTGTTCAACTGCTCAACTTTCAGAAGTCCGAGGTTCTTCAGGCGAGTAAAGGTGCGCTTCAAGGTGGATTCAGACCAGAACGGGAACTGCTCCAGCCACTGCTCATTGGTGTTGTAAATCCAGCGCGCACCATCACGCTCCAGGCCGGAGGTGGTTTCTTTCAGCCAGTAATTAACCTGCTGCAGAGCAATCGCCTCATTGAGGCCAATGCTGTATGCAAGGTCAGGGTTAATCACTATCGGCCTCGATGGCATTAACAGGCTCATGGTCGTCCTTTAACTCTGTAAATTTACGCTGGAATTGCTCAAGAGGGCTGAAGCACTCATGATCGTACCCTTCGCGAAGGTATATAACGCGTCGGCTCTCGGGCTCCCATCGAATGACGTGGACCGGGACCCCTCTGTGGTCTTTGAATTGCCTGTTAACTTCAGCCATTCTTCTCGCCCCTTCTCGTTCATCCGAGCAAACGCCTCTACCATCGCGTTCTCAGGCTGGTAGTTGTTCACCTCAGCCTGGTCGTTTAATCTCTCCACATAGCCGAACGGGGAATCTTTTCCCACCAGTGGAAGGCATCTGAATTGCTTCACTGGTCTCAATCGGTTTAAACTGTTCATGCGTTAGTTTCTCCACTGAATACGACACGCCACGACGCCCGGAGCTGCACACTCGCGGGCGTCACTTCTTTTGGCTTTGCTTACGGCCAAACAGCGCGACAATCGCGCGAATTTCTTCTTCTCGCGCAGCCAGATGACGGCGGTGATACTCGTTAATTTCTTCAGCTTCATGCGACTCAATTACTCCATCTTCCAGGGCTTTCTGGATGATTGTGTCTACACGTCCGCGCGCTGCGGCTGTTCTCATGGCGCGGGTAAACAGATCAACACGGTCAAGGTCTTCCAGCTGCGGTACGTCCACCAGCAATGCACCACGACGCTGCGCAAAGTAATCAGCCAGGAGAGAAGTGTTCGAAATGTCTTCCATCGCTTCCAGCTCGTTCACTTCAAAGAAGCGACAGCCGTTCTTCTCGTACAGGTTATTGTTAAACTGAGATACGGACATGCCAAGAGCACCGGCCATAGCCTCACGACCACCGGGATACGCTTTGCACATCGCTTTAACTACATCTTTCAGGCTTGGTTCTACCATGTTGTTTTTCCTTTGGTAGTTACGGGTTGGGTGCTGTTGAGTTACGGTATTACTGCAACGTCAGGATCAGCAGATTTGTTTTTGTTAGGGAATGGTCGAACTTCCTCGGCTTCAATTTTCCCGTCTTCGTTAACCAGGATATTTACTCGGCGATTACGTTTTAGCGCTTTACTGATTGCGCTTTGGTATACGCCAAGTGCCTCAGCTGTTTTTGCCTGACCGTTTTCCAAAACATATTCAGATAGCGGAATAATCTTCATTGGTTTTCCTCGTGGTTTGCACACAGGGAGTATCACTGTTAGTGATAAATATGTCAACACTAGCGGTGATTGGTGATTATGCCGTGCGGTGATAAATTATGAGAATGAAAAAGAAACCATTGACCGCCGAACAACTTGCCGACGCCAACAGGCTTAAGGCTATTTTTGAGTCCAAGAAGAAAGCGCTTGGGCTCTCTCAAGAGACTTTGGCTGAACAAATGGGTATGGGACAAAGTGGTGTTGCGCAGTTACTGAATGGCACAAATGCTATCAACGCTACTCATGCTGCACAGTTCGCAAAAATTCTAGGGGTAAAAGTCGATGATTTCAGCCCATCTCTTGCAGCTGAGATATCAGCTATGTTTGAGGCGATTGCGAGCGGCAGAAATCAATGCTCTGTGTATGAGTACCCGCTTTTAACCGAAGTGCAGGCTGGATCATTTTGCCCAGTTAATACATACACAGAGCACGACGCGAAGGAATGGGTTCTAACCACTGTTAAAGCCAGTGACTCTGCTTTTTGGCTTGAGGTGTCAGGTCATTCGATGACTGCTCCTCCAGGAGTAAAGCCAAGCTTTCCCGAGGGAATGCTCATACTCATAGATCCAGAACAGGATGTTGAGCCTGGTGACTTCTGTGTTGCTGGTATATTTAACGATTCAGAGGTCACTTTTAAAAAATTTGTCCGTGAAGACGGGAAACCCTGGCTTGAACCTCTTAACCCCAGCCCTCGCTATCAGGCCATTGAATGTAATGAGAATTGCAGAATAATAGGCAAAGTTGTTAAGGCCCAATGGCCTGAAAATATCTTCGAATAAGGAGCCAAACGGCTCCTTTTTTTTTGCATCTTTTTTCACCTTACTAATCATAAAGTTAACACCAGTCATGATATTTTTATCACTAGAGGTGTTGACCATTTAATCACTATTGGTGATACTCAGTATGCGCCGGGGTGATGATGTTAAAGACCATCGGTAGGGTAGAAGTGCGGTATATGGCACATGTGCCGCAGCGGTCCGGGGATTCCTTGCAAGACATATCCAGATCCAGCGGGTAGCCGGAATGTGCAAGCCAGTTGTGTACGACAGCCAGAGACGCTTCACCAGCGTGGCGATCAGGTGACAGCCCAGACGATATCTGAGTGGCTTAAAAAACAGATGGGAGCCGGTGGAATCCCGGCACATAACATGAAAGCGCACTCCATCAACTATCGGTTGTGGATGACAGGTAAGTAAACGAACGGAGTGCGCTTCCAATTGTGTAAACCGTAGTAGCTGTACCATATGCTGTGTGTAGTCTTGGCGGTCGGCAGTTGTGAATGTCCTTAATGTCGACCGCCCCTTTTCACAACTGAAAGCGCGTTCAGCCGGTTCCTTGAGAGGCCTCAGTCGTTAAATCAACCTCAGGAGAACGCGCTCCCAATTGTGGAGAAGCTGACTAGCGGTGGCAGCCGCCCGTTTCACTAAGTGCCCCGGTTGGGTGCTTACTAAAACGAAACCCATTTATTTTTTGTCGCCATCCGGCGAGGGATTCGTGCAACCAAAATCAGCGCTGTGCAGAGCGCTTATAACACGGAGAAACTATCCATGACGAACACACAGAACATCACCGAGTTACAACCACGCATGACCAGAGAGCAGCTGATCGAGGCGGCACGTATCGCCGCTAAGTTCCTGCCAGTTGCATCAGCTCAGCTTATGAATGAGCTTGCTAACCGTCTCGATATCACCAGCGTAGCGCTTTTCGAAGCGATGGCGCAGCGTAAGGAGATGGCCGAGCAGAACGTTACCCTGCGTGAAGATGTCACTAGCTGGGCCAAAGAGTGTGATCGTATCGAAGAACGCCACACAAAAACGCCTTCCAATATGCACTTGCTGGAGGCTCAGCGCGAACTTCGCGAGTTGGCTCCTGTCGACATTTCCCTAAATAACGAGGTTGCTCTCTAATGGCTAACTCATTCAAGCAAATGACCAAATCAGGTCTGATTAAGCGTACCGATACCGGGATGTTTATCCCCCTTTCCGATATCCATGTTCGTGAAGGTTTCAACAAGCGTGATGATGACGAACGCACCCGCCTGGCTGATGATGACCTTTTCAACTACCTGATGAACGGTGGTTCAGTGCCTCCTCTGGAAGTTACTGCCCGTGATGAAGGTGGTGTGTGGGTTGTTGAAGGTCACCGCCGCCGCCGTTGCTACGCTCGCTGCGCTGAAGCTGGTAAGCCAGTAGACCGAATCCACATCATGCCGTTCAACGGTAACGATGTGCAGCGTCTGGCTCGCATCATGACCAGTAACAACCAGCTCCCGCTTTCCGATATGGAACAGGCAGCAGTTATTCAGGAACTGCACAGCGCTTTCAACCAGACCACTAGCGAGATCGCAAAGCTGGTCAACAAGTCTGTCTCCACGGTAGAGAAGCTTCTTCTCCTCAGTACTGCGAATCATGACGTCCAGCAGGAAGTTAAATCGGGAGCGGTGTCTGTCGATGTCGCGGTTGATCGCGTAATGGAATATGGCGAACAGGCCGGGAAAGTTCTACAGCACGATAAAGCAGTAGCTGCTGCCCAGGGTAAAACGAAAGTTACCCGCAGTTCTATTGCGCCAGAACTCAGCATTAAGAATGCGCGCCGGTTCGTTGAGCTGATGGCGCAGGCCAAAATCAGTGATGAAGGTGTCTTCACTCTGGAAGGTGCGGCACTGGCCGAAGCGCTGTCGATTATGGACGAACATAAAGCGATTGCAGAAGCGCGTGAAACATATCGCCTGTCTCAGCCAGTACCTGAGACAGTGGTAATGGGCAAAACACTTTACGTCAGGCTGGAAGGGGTTGAGATCGGTACTGCGCAAATTTATCGCGGCAAGAACGTCACGCTCAATGGGATTGTCACCAGCCAGTCAAAGGCAGTGGCCCACTTCGTTAAGCAATACAAACTGCAGCAGGAAAATAATCATGACAGCCAATAAACCAATGACCAGCGAACAGTTGGATGCACTGATGACTATGGCAGTCAACATGCAGCGCGATGCTGAGGCCGATTGTAACCGCCCTACCGCTATGTTCGCTTATGCAGTTCAGGTTGCTGTTCAGGAACTGCGTAGCGTTCGTAATGAGGTGGCAGCGCTGGCGGTGGGCAATTCTGGGCTGAAGTCATGGCTTCATAATTCGCAGTTCAGCAAATTGAATGCAATGCATCGTTACGAATGATAGTCAGGCCAATAGAATCCTGTAGCTAGTGCGAGTAAAGACATCAGAAGTAGCAATGATATGAGAAGTCTAGATTTTGTGGAGGGATCTCTATCTCCATTTCGATAGTGGTGGATTAGGGCTAGGGTAAACATAAAACTTATTGTCGAGTGAACGTACGCCAATTTTTCAGGGAGTAACACGGCGGCTCCTTGTCAATTTATCCTTAAAATCCTAACGCCAAGTATTTAGTGTATTGCATCTCATGATTTAAAAGGAAGGCGAAATACAATGGGGCGATGGTTTTTGGCCAGTGAACTTAAACAGCTACGCATAAGACGTTTGAAAGCAGGGGTTGCTCACCCAAGGTCGGAAGCAGCTCGCGATTAAGCACGTATCCGTCTCGTTATCCGCCTGCCGATGCTGGTTCTAATGCCATAGGAGATGGTCCACCAGCTTTATTACACCGAAACGAAAAGATGTCGTACATGCAATGATGGCCTCCGTGATGGTTGTTCATCATGCGTTTTTTAAGAGATAGCCGGGTGCAGCCGGTTAAGTGGAGAGCTATACGATGAGCGGACAAAGCCAACGTTTTCTTACCCCTGATGACCTCTATCAGCTTACTGGTTATCGTCGCCCTTCCCTTCAGTGCCGAGCGCTGAAAGAAAGCGGTGTGTTTTTCGTGCCACGAAAAGACGGCAGGCCAGGCACTACATGGGATCATGTAACTAACCCTGCAGGTCTCAAGCTGGTAGTAAACAATCCAGAGGAAGAAGAACCAAACTTTAAGGACATGTAATGCCCAGAATCCGCAAAAACCCAGATGATAACTGGATGCCGCCCCGCGTTCGCCGGGGCAAGTCAGCCTATGAGTTCAGAACGCCTGACGGGAGAACAGTGAGATTGTGCAACCACGATCTAACTAAGTCTCAGGTCTGGGCAGCGTATGAAAACTTCATCAACGATATCAAGGTTGGTTCCAACTTCCATGCTCTATGCGAAGAGTTTTTTAACTCTGGTGACTTCCATGAACTGGCAACAGAAACCAGAAAGGATTACCGGAAATATGGTTCAAAGGTAAATGTCGTTTTCGGCAAAATGAAACCAGAGAACATCAAGCCAGAGCACATAAGAAAGTATATGGATAAGAGGGGGGTTAAGAGTAGGGTTCAGGCGAACCGAGAGAAAGCTTTTATGTCGAGGGTGTTCAGGTGGGCATATGAGCGCGGCAAAGTGAAGATGAATCCATGCCAGGGTGTGAAGCAGTTTAAAGAGCAGGCGCGCACACGGTACGTGACGGACAAAGAATATGATGCACTATTCAGTGTTTCGTCGGTGCCGGTGAAAATTGCTATGGAGTTGGCCTATTTATGCTGCGCGCGCCAGGGAGACATTCTGGATCTTAAAAAGAGTCAGATACTGGATGAAGGGATTCTAATTCAACAAAGCAAGACCGCAGTGTGTCAAATCAAGGCGTGGACAGTGCGCCTGTCAAATGCGGTAACACTGGCTGATTCTCTGCCTTTGAATACTGGCATGGTGAGCCTTTACGTGGTCCACCAGCAGTCTGGCTCTCGTTATACGCGTGATGCCTTTAATGCTCAGTGGATGAAGGCGAAAAAGTTAGCCGCAGAAAAATTTCCTGAGCTCGAATTTAACTTCACGTTTCATGATCTGAAAGCTAAAGGGATATCTGATCTGGAAGGAACGCTGCATGAGAAACAGGAAATATCAGGCCACAAAAATGCTTCGCAGACTGCAAGATATAACCGCAAAATATCTGTAGTGCCGGTGGTTGGGGGGCAGTAA